TAAGATTGTTTGGAGAAGTTCTAAACAATCTTTGTTAGTATGTCTTTATGGCAACTAATAGAAACTTCCAATTTGAAGGAATGACTCAGATAAAAAGAAAACTTACTAATGCAGGTTTTACTTTAATTCCTTTGCGTCATCTTATGAACGAACACGCAGAAGTAATTACAAAAGAAGCTAAGAAGGTTGCACCAAAAGATACAGGTGCTTTAGCAAATTCTATTGACTTCAAACAAGTTGCTATGGTTGGTAGATTGCCTAAGAAGATTCAGATTGAAGCTACTGCTCCATACTCAGAGTTTGTACACGGAAGATTTAGAAGATTACCAAGTGGTTACAAACCACCACCACCAAAGAGAAGGAAGAATTGGGGTAATCCTAATTGGAGAACAAAACCACATTATCCACCAATCCAACCAATAGAAGATTGGGCTACAAAAAGAGACTTGAACACTTGGGGTGTGGTACAATCAATCAACGAGAGAGGAACTCCCTTAGTTCCATTCTTACTATTAGCCGAAAAAAATACGAGAAAAGCAAGACGCAAAATCACTCGCAGGGTTTCAGCAGAAATCTCTTTGGCTTGGAAAATGAAAAGATAAGTGTATTATAAGGAGTGATATGCCAAAAGGATATGGATATGGTGGCTCAAGGTCATCAGGTAGAAGAAGAAGAAGAAGAACAAGAGGAAAAAAATAATGGATTGTTGTGGTAACGGTTGTTGCACAGGTGGTAGATAATGGCATTTATTCACGGTAAAGATACAAAAGTAATCATAGACTCAACCGATTTAAGTGCTTTTCTAAATAGTGCAGAGCCTTCAAGGACTGCTGATGTTGGAGAGACTACTACTTTTGGTAGCTCTAACAAAAGCTATATTGCAGGAGAAAAGGACGCAAGTGTTTCTTTTGGTGGATTCTTTGACTCAACGGCAGATAATATAATTCAAGGTTTGGTTGGAGCTAATGACAAAGTGGCAGTCATTGGTTATGACGGAATAGACGCAACAGACGATTGTATGTTTGGCAAAGGTGTTACAACTAACTATGGGATTTCAAGTCCTGTTGGAGATGTGGTAGCAGTTACCTTTGACTTACAAGCAAGTGGTTTCTTTAGTGGAAGCGTACTTGAAAACGCAACAGTAACGGCTTCAGGTAATGGAACTGCTAGAGATAATGGAAGCTCTACTGCAAATGGTGGTGGTGCTTTTATAGTTGTTACATCAGTATCAGGAACAAGTACACCTACATTGAATGCTAAGATTACACATTCAGCAGACAATGTAAGTTATGCAGACTTAGTTACTTTTACTGCTTTGACATCAGCAGGAGCAGAAGTCAAAGAAGTAGCAAGTGGCACAACAGTAAATCGTTACTTAAAAGTTGTTTATACTGTTAGTGGAACAAACCCAAGTTTCAATGTTATAGTTGGATTTGGAAGAAATAATTAAAGGAGAAATTTATGGCATTTACACACGGTAAAGATTCAGTTTTTAAACTTGATAACGCTTCAGGGTCATTGACTGATATTTCATCTTTTGTAAATAATGTGGACTTCCCTGAAACAGCAGATGTATCTGAAACTACAACACTAGGTGCAGATAATAAAACTTATATAGCAGGTCTAAAGGACGCTACCATTTCATTGGCAGGTCTTTGGGACGCTACTGCTGACGCTATATTTGGTGCAGTTGTTGGACAATCAGCAACTCTATCTTATGAATATAGCCCTGAAGGAACTGCAAGTGGCAAGATTAAATATACAGGAGAAGCAATATTAACTTCTTATGCTATTTCTAGTCCTGTCGGAGACGCAGTTGGATATTCAGCAGACCTTCAAGTTTCAGGTGCAGTAACTCGTGGTACACACTAAGTAAGATAAAGGAGAGCTAGGCGTATGGCTAAGATTTTAAACTTAGATGACATCAAGTCATTACCTGATGTGCCGACTAAAACTATTGATATTCCACAATGGAATGTATCAATAAAAGTCAAAGGCATATCTAAAAAAATGCAAATAGAACTTGGTAGATTAATAAATGGAGAAACAACAGACGCTTTTGATTATCAAAAAGCATTGTTAAAAGCAAGTGTTGTCGAGCCTGAACTATCAGATGAAGCAATAGATGAGTTGTATGAAAAAGACGCAACCGTCATTGACTTAATTTTTGCAGAACTCAATACTCTTAACGGAGTAGGAAGCGAGATTGAATCAGCGTTAGCTGAAGATTTCAAAAGCGAATCCTGATTTAGTTTTTCAATTTAGATTAGCTCGTGATTTAAGAATGACAGTTGGCGAACTGCGAACTAAAATGTCATCATTAGAGTATTCACAATGGGCTACATTTTATTATGTAGAACAACAAGAGAGAGATAAACAACGAGCTATGGCAGAAGCAGAAGCTAAGAAGAAGAAGATGAGATAATGGGTAGTTCAAATATACTTATAAAACTCGTATTAGAAGGTTTTAACAAAGCTAAAGCCCAAATGAATACTTTGGGTAAAAAGACTGACGAGTCAGGTGGCAAGTTAAGTAAGTTCGGTACTGTTGCCAAGATAGGTGCAGTTGCAGTTGGTACAGTTCTTGTCAAAGCATTGGCAGACGCTACAAGACAATTTATTGACTTTGAAGATAAACTCAACCAATCTCTTGCAATTATGCAGACAACTGAAGAACAACAGTTGGCTATGGCAAGGGCTTCTCGTCAAGTTGCAATAGAATCTCGTATATCAGCAAGTGAATCAGCAGAAGCATTTTTCTTCCTAGCGTCAGCAGGTTTAGACGCTGAACAATCTATATCTGCACTTCCACAAGTTACCAAGTTTGCTCAAGCAGGTATGTTCGATATGGCACTTGCTACTGACTTGGCTACTGACTCTCAATCTGCATTAGGTCTTACGGTCAAAGACGCAGAACAAAACTTAACAAACCTTACAAGAGTTACTGATGTCTTGGTAAAAGCTAATACATTAGCAAACGCTTCTGTGCAACAGTTTGCAGAAGCACTTACAACTAAGTCAGGCTCAGCATTAAAAGTTACAAATAAATCAATCGAAGAAGGTGTTGCCGTACTATCAGCTTTTGCAGACAGGGGTGTTAAAGGTGCTGAAGCAGGAGAGAAACTCAATCAGTTACTCAGAGATACAACAAGAGCAGTAGGTAAAAACTCAGAAGTATTTAAGAAGTTCAATATTGATATTGTTGATAATGAAGGCAACTTAAAGAATTTAGCAGATGTTATAGATGAACTTGACGGTGGTATGAAGGGTCTATCCGACCAACAAAAAGCAGTTTTATTAGACCAATTAGGACTCAATCGTGGTGTTGCAGACGCAGTAAAGATATTGTCAGGTGCAGGAGACCAAATACGAGAATATCAAGACGCTTTAATGGGTGCAGGTGGTACTACTCAAGAAGTTGCTGATAAACAAGTTCTATCCCTTCAAGGACAAATAGATATTCTTGGCTCTAAGTTTTCAGAGATTGGTTTATTAATTGTTGATAAATTAGCTCCTGCTCTTGAATCTACTATTGGATTTTTTGATAAGTTAGCTTCAGGAATAATTAGTGTTCTTGACCCACAATCTGACCTTAATAAAAAGATTGAAGAAGGTACAAAGATTGCAAGAGAAAATGGTTTCCTTATTGAAGATTCAGGCAGAGTTTATGATAAATATGCAAGTACAGTTGATGAAGCAGAAGCCACACATCAAGGAATGATAAAAGCTCATAAAGAAATGGCAGAAGCTATGAGATTCCAAGAATTAGTACAAAAAGATTTAATAAACAATACTCACGAATTAGATAGAGAGACAAGTAGTTTTAACGACACAAAACAAGAATCTATTGAACTAACAGAAGAAGAAATAGAAGCAGAAAAGAAACTATCAAGAGATAGAGCAACGGCAGGTTTAGATTCTTTAAGAAAACTTAATGACGCTTACCAAAACCTAAGAGACATAGAACAAGATAGATTAGACCTAGTTGATAAAGAAGCTAAGGCACTCACAAAACTTAACAAAGCTAATAAAAACTTAGAAAAAGCTAACGAAAAGGTAAACAAAGCAAAAGAAGAATTTGAGAGAGTATCAGGTCTTGGTGCAAAAGTTACTAATGAAGAAGCCTTAGCTATTGCAAGACAAAGAGAAGAAATACGAAAACTAGAAGAAGCAGAAGATAAATCTGAAATACAAAAACTTCAACTAGCAGTAGCAAGAGAGAGATTGATAGAACTTGAAGAACAATCTATTGCAATATCAAGAGAAGAAGAAGAAGCACTTAGAAATATAGAACGAGCAGAAGCAGATGTCATTACACAAACTGAGAGACTACAAGAAGCTCAACAAAACTATCAAAAAGCACAAGAAGATTTAGCTGAAGCAACTGCTGATTCCACAAGTAATATTTTGGAAATGGCTTTAGCAAAAGCAGAGTTAGACTCTGCATTAGAAGATTTAAGGTCAGCAAATAAATTTAAAGACGGTATTAATGAAATAGTTAGGTTGATTGGTGGAGACCTTGATACATTGATGAATCAATTTAACGCACTTATGAACTTATCAGGTAGAACTATTGGAAACGAATCTATGCCTGATACAAATATAAACGAAGTTATAGACGGATTAGAAGCAGTAGCAGAAGATGATTTTACACCAACAACACCTTCAACAACACAGAAGTTTGGAACTCTTGGAGAAGCAGGGCAGGGAATATTAGATAGGTTTGGAGAATCATCAGGTGGTCGTGTAGGCACAAATGCAGGTGGAACGGTAATTACAGTTAATACAGGTAATCTACTTGGAAGCTCAGAAGATGTACAATTAGCCGTTGCTGAAGCTATTAGACAAGCTCAGCGTAAAGGTATAAATGTAGTCGTATAATGAGTGCAAGTTTTGATTCCAATGTATCACTAACACTTGAAGTAGGCTTTGATTCAGAGCCTTTTGATGAAACACAATCTTTTACAGATATAACAAGTTTTCTAAGAGCTTTTACTACAAGGCGTGGTAGAGCAAATGAACTAGGAGAGTTTGTTGCAGGTACAATGAGTTTTTCAGTATCAAATGCTGACAATAGGTTTAATCCTAATAATACTTCTAGTCCTTATTACGATTCAACAAATGCAGTTACAAAGATACAACCACTTAAGAGAGTTAGAATGTCTGCAACTTATGACTCTGTTACTTACAGAATATTTGAAGGTTTCTTACAGAGTGTGCCTGTTAAATTTATATCTGAAGGTGCAGACTCCATTGTTACTTTTACTTGTGTAGACGCTTTTAAAATTTTTCAATCAGCACAGTTGGACGGTGTTGGTTGGCGTTTAGGACTTGCAGGTTTTTCTGAATTAGGTTTATCAACAAGACTAAGTTACACAGATGAACAAGAACTTAGTTCTGCAAGAATAACTAGAATATTAAATGCTATTGGATTTCCTAGTAATCGTAGAGATGTACTTACAGGAACAAAAAATGTAATATCACAAGCTATTACTACTAATGTTCTTACAGGTTTAAGAGAGTGTGAAACTGCTGAAAATGGACAATTCTTTATGGCTAAAGACGGTAAAGCAACATTTAGAAACAGAGATTATAAATTATCTAATACCAAAGCTATAAATGTTCAAGGTATATTTAGTAATGACGGTAGCAATTTACCTTATACAAATGTATCTACTTCCTTTGATGACAACGAGATAATTAATGTTTATGAGTGGCAAAGAAGTGGTGGCTCAATTCAGTACAAAGCTGATACTAACTCTGTTTTAAAATACAGAGCAAAAGAAAACAACAAAACTACTATAAATGTTTCGGACTCAGATGTTTTGTCTATAATTGAACAGAAGATAGCAGAAACATCTCTACCTATTGTAAGGATTGACGAATTGACTTGCAATCCGAGAGAAAATACATCTCTTTGGGAACAAGTTTTAGGACGAGAGTTCGGAGACAGAATATCTGTTAAGATAGTCAATGTGGACGGCAGTAGCTTCACAGATGAGCTATGGATAGAATCCATAAGTCATACTGTTAATGCTTCAAGTCAAACTTGGAGTTGGACGGCTACACTAAGTCCTGCAGGAAGTTCAGCTTGGATATTAGGACAAGCTAAACTAGGAGAAGGAACTAGATTTGTTTATAGTTAGGAAGGTAATTTAATATGGCAGGAGCAGGTTGGAAAAGTTATAGCACAGGAGATTTAATAAGTGCTACTGAGTTTCAGACTTTTATTCAAGACCAAGTTGTACAAGTTTATGCAGATTCTTCAGCTAGAGATACTGCTTTAGGAACTAATGACGCAGAAGGTATGTTTTGTTTCTTAAAAGATACAAACACTCTACAATTTTATGACGGCTCAAGTTGGGTTGATTTTATTGGAGAAGGAGACATTACAGGTGTAACTATAACAACAAGCTCTACTTCAGGTTTGTCAGGTGGTGCTTCTTCAACTTCAGGTGCATTTTCTTCAACATTAGTAGTAGCACCAACACAAGCTAGTTCAGGAACAGTTGCAAGTGCTGATGTTATACTTTTTGCAGACGCAGATGACAGTAACAATTTAAAGAAAACAACGGCAGGAGATATTGCAAATTTGGCAGGTGGCGTTACATTAGGATTAGTATTAGCTCTTAGCTAGGAAGGATAGATATGGCAGATGTATTAGAAGGTGTAGTAGGAACTCTTGGAACAAGTAATGCAGATTTACTTGACGCAGTAGGCTCATCTACAACAGAAACAATAATCGGAATGTCTTTTGCAAATGTTAATTCAAGCAGTCAAGATGTTACGATTGATATTGAAATAGTAAAATCAGGTGGCTCAGTAACTCCACATTTATTAAATGATGTTACTGTACCTGCAGGTACAACTCTTGTGTGGGAAACTAAAGTAGTTTTAACAACAGGAGATAAGATACAAGGTTTATGTTCTACTGCTTCAAGTATCGACTTTACGATTAATTATCTGAAGCAGACATAATTTTTTCTTATGTCATTTGGTTATATTGGCGACACATCTACAAGTGTCAAGCAAAAGGTTAAGAATAAAGGCATATTAACTACACAAGAGAGCTTTGATTTAGAACGACAAGGTTTTCTAGGTGGTAGTTTAGAACTTATTGAAACACAAACACCTTCAGGTGTTGCACAAGTAGATTTTACCAACATTAAAGAATCAATATACGATATTCATTATATTCAAATGATAAGTATGGAAACAACTTCAACAGGACACCCTGACGCTAGTAAAATGCAACTAAGATTTTCTAATGACGGTGGTACATCTTTTCAGAGTGGCTCTAGTGATTATGCTTGGGGACATCAATATGTTGCATATAATGGTAGTAATGCTGAAACAAAAGATGACGCTGATACAAGTTTGGAAATATCTCCTAGAGCTAATAGTGGAGAGCCTATATCTTTATATATGTATATTTATAATGCAGGAAACAGTAGTTTTACGACAAACATTTCTTTACAGACAACAATAAGCAGAGACCAAAAAGAGTTTTTCTTTGGTGGTGGTGTCTACAATACAAAAGAAACTATCAACGCTTTTAGATTTTATAATTCTTTTAATATGACAGGTACTTTAAAGTTATATGGTGTAAAAAAATGAGTGCTTTAAGACTAATAAATGAAACATCAATCTCCACACCTGTAAATAAAATTGAAATAACAGATGTGTTTACCACAGATTATGATATTTATTGTGTTGAAGTAGTAGGTACTACCTGCTCATCTCAAAGGGAAAATAATTCAATGGATATGAGATTAATAAATAGTTCAGGTAGTGAAGTATCTTCAAATGATTATTCAAATGAAGGAAGATTTTTTAGGGGTTTTTCTGACGCAAGTTTTGATTTAGGTAGTGCAACGAGAGATGATTTTATAATTTTATATCACGATACTTCTGCACAAGACGGTGTGGGAAATATGAAAATGTGGATATGGAGTCCAACTGATAGCTCAAGTTATACATTTAATAATGCAGAAGCAAGTGGCAGAATGTCTTATCAAACGACAACAAAAAGACCATATTTTATTAAAAGTATTGGTGTTTTAAAACAAACAAATATAATAACAGGTTACTCTTTTACTAATAGAGATAGTTTTAATATAGCAACAGGTACTTTTAGAACTTATGGTTTAAGGAGAGACTAATGAGTTATATTCAAATTGCTAAATCAGATATAACAAGTTCAACTGCAAATGTTGATATTACAGGTATTACAGATGATTCTGTATATATGTTGTCAATTAGAAATTTAACATCAGACGGAAGTTCAACACACGCTATTATGAGAGTTTTAAATTCAGGAAGTCCTGATACAACATCAAACTATTCAGGTGCAGAAATGAATTTAAGAAGTGATACAGGGCATAATGTAGGCTCAAGAGATAATCAAAGTTTTTGGTATATCTCACATAACATATCTACTACAACACAATCACAACATAACACAATTATCTATCTTTATGATTTTAATGACAGTAATCAAAACTCTTACATTGTAAATTTACCAAGTGATTGGAGAAGTTCATCAGCACTATTTGGAAGGGTTGGGTCTGCCGTCCATAAAGTAGACCAAAGCAATAATGGTGTTAGGATTCAATTAGATTCAGGAAATATGCTAAGTGCAGAAATAACTCTTTATAAGGTGGTATAGATGAGTAAAGAATATGGCTACATAGGAAAAGAAGTTACACAGGCTTTTAGAGATAATAAAGGTATTTTTACACCACAAGATATTATTGAATTAGACCAAGAAAACAAATGGACTAATTTTGGACAGTTGGAATTAATACAAACTACTAATGCAAGTGGTAGTACAACTGTTGATTTTACAGATATTAAATCAGATGTTTTTGATGTACACTTTTTTACTTTTAACAATATAGATGTTACTGCGGATAGTGATAGACTTAAATTAAGATATTTTGAAAGTGGAGTTGTTGAAAGTGGAAGTGTATATGAATTTGCAACTGAACAATGCGATACAGGAGGTTTTTCAGTAAGTCAAAGTACATCTTCTGATAATGTTCCAACAATCAAAAACTCAGGAAATCAAAGCAATGAACACGCTAATGGATATACTTATATATACAATGCAGGGGACAGTACAAAATTCACCTTTAATACATACCACTCAACAACATTAACTGCCACACCTACTTATAATTCTTGGTTTGGAAGTGGTTTATTACCACAAGCAAGTTTTGTAGATGGTTTTAGATTGTTTAGTAGTGGTAATATTTCAGGTAGCATATCCCTCTATGGAATAAGGAGTTTTTAATGGCTACTAATTTACAATTTATAAAATCTGCTAGTGGTAGTGATGTTTCAACACTAAATATTACAAATTGCTTTTCTGCAAGTTATGATGTTTACCAAATAAATATTGTTGAGTATATAAATAGTGATTTGTCTGATTTTTTTGTAATGAAATTCATAGATAGTGGCGGAAGTGTAATATCGGATAGTGAATATGATAGTGCAAATTTAAATATGCGTATGTACACCTTTTTTTCACAAAATAGATATACAAACAATTCATCAATTCAAAACATTGGTTATTCACAAAGTAATTCAACAAGTTCAACTGCAAACACTATAAATATTTTCAATCCATTTGATAGTTCAAGTTTTACATTTGTTAAGTGGCAAGGTGTAATAAATGTGCATGGTTTTGGTGGTGCAGGTGCAAAAGCAATAGGAGTTCATAAGTCAGCAGAACAAATAACAGGTGTAAGTTTTGAAGCAGGTAACTCAATAAATTCAATAAAAGTTAATGTGTTTGGTGTTAAATAATGGCAGGTAGTTTAGTTTTAATTCAAGAAACAACAATAAGTACATCAACTGCAACTGTATCTTTGGTTGGTATTGATAGTACCTTTAATGTTTACAAAGTTGTATTTAATAATGTTACATTTACAACAAGTTCTAACACAGGATTTAGAGCTAGGGTAACTGTTTCTGGTACTGCTGATACAACTTCTAATTATGATAGAGCAAGTTTAGGTATAAAAGCTAATGATACTTTTGATGAAAATAGTGCAACCAATGAAACATCTTGGGATATAGCAAATACATCATTAGACGGTACAGTTACAGGCAGTCAAGCAAATGGTATTTTATATTGTTTTAATTTTAATAATTCAAGCGAATTTTCATTTATAACAAAGGAAAGTTCAAATTTTGATGACAGGGGAACTGTTACATTAAATGGCTCACAGGGTGGAGCAGTACATACAGTTGCACAAACTTGTGACGGGGTATCACTGTTTTCAAATACAGATAATATTGCAGGTGGAACATTTAAATTGTATGGACTTGTTAAATAATATAGTAAGATAAGGAGAGGTAATTATGGCAAAGACAAAAGAACAGTTACAAACAGAAGCAGACGCAGAGATAGAATCTGCAAAGCCTTTGTACAAACAAGTTAATAATGAGCGAATGGAGTTTGAGGAATCAGACTATGCTCAAGCTAAGATTGACTTAGGTAACTTTAAATGGGAAGAACAACAGTTTGGATATATACAAGCTAGGCAAGAATCCTATGGTGCTATTGGAGACCAACTAGACCAACTCTATTGGGACATAGACGCAGGTAAACTAGATAAAACAGGCGAATGGTACAAAGCTATTAAAAAAGTCAAAGACGATAATCCAAAACCTGAATAATGAAACTTGATGTTGTAAGAACACAGTTTGGCAAAGACGCTACAAACGGAATGCTTTTTATTGACGGTGTGTTTGAGTGCTATACTTTAGAAGATGAAATGAGAGATGTAAAGGTATATGGAGAGACTGCTATACCTGAAGGAACTTATCCTGTTGAATTTAGAAAAGAAGGTGGATTTCACCAACGATATTCTGCAAGATACAAGAACGCACACTACGGTATGCTCGAAATAAAAAATATACCGAACTTTAAATGGGTGCTTTTTCATAGTGGGAATACAGACGAAAATTCGGCAGGTTGCGTCTTAGTTGGAGACACACAACAAGATTTAGATGTAAGTAAAGACGGATTTATAGGCTCAAGTAGAAATGCTTATAAAAAAATGTATGACAAGATTGCAGTCCCAATGGTTAATGGAGAAAAAGTTACGGTTACAATATCAAAAATTAATCTAAATGAGATAGTAGAAGAATCTGTAACTAAATTATCTAACAAGTCTCCACAGAATATGATTGGAGCAAATGACATATATGAAAAAATTTCAGAGATAAATGGTAATCTGAAAATCTTAGAAGCTAAACTAGAAGGCAGAAATATTACCTAAATAAAGGTTAGTTTGAAATTAAAGTGTCATATTTGCCACAACCCAACCAAACTTTATAAAGTAGGTTTCAAGTGTGTGCAAAAAAAATGCAAGATGTATGGTAAGGTATTGATAAGCAACCCAATTAAGAAGGAAGAAGAATAGTGAAAGATAAAAACTATTGGAAGTTTATTTTAGACAAGGCTTTTAAGACAGGTTTACAAAGTTCTATCTCTTTGTTTCTCGCACAGAATTCAGGGATAATTTCTGCTGACCTACTTGAATTAGTGTCGGTAGCTTTTTTAACTGCGTTCCTTAGCGTTATTCAAAACGGTCTACTACAAGCTAAACCTAAATATACATTTGAAGAAAAATAATAGGTGCTTAACCTAAAGAAGTTTTTGTGTATAGCTTCTCTGTGCTTTATAGCAGTACCTTTGCCTGTCATAGCTGAAGAAGATACTACAACAACTACTACAACTACAACCACAATCCCTGAAGGAGAAGTAGAAGAAGTAGAGACTTTTGACGGAACAACTACAACTACAACAACAATTCCTGAGAATACATCTACAACTAGCACAACAACTACAAGTACAACAACTACAACTGTGCCTGAGACTTGGGAACAGAGTACAGATATGGTTATACCTGAAGATGAACTAGATATACAAGGAAACGAAGTTCAAAATAACATTGACATAAATAATACTTGGACAGGACAATATGGTTGTACTGACTATTGTATAAATTTAGAATTTAGGCAACACGGTGGAGAAGGTGCTGATTATGAATTTGATTTACCTGAAACTACAACTATTGATGAAGAAGAACTCGAAATAGATATTTATGAAGTTGGTTTTACAATAGGTGCTTTGAACAATGAATCAACAGTAACTTATACGCATACAGACGAGACTACACAAACAGATACAATAGAAGCTCAAACTTTTACTTCTGCTGAATCTATGTATGAAGTTGTTGTTTACAACATAAGAGAAACCTTAGATACTTTTATTGATAAGTTTACTTTGACACTTAATGATTGGACTTTAGTAGATAACATAAGTTTTAAATATATTGAGCCAACAACAACGACCACTACAACAACAACTACTACTACTACTACTACTACTTTGCCACCACCACCTGTTGTTTATGAGCCACCACCACCACCTGAGCCTGAGATTTTTGTTGTTATTTTAGATAATGGAGAAGAAGCTGAGTATGAAGAACACGAGATACAAGACGGAACGGTAGAGAGAGATAATGAACGACAAAAGAATTATGAATTATACGGTGTAGAATTAACTGACGAGCAGGTTGCAAGGGGAGATTTAGAGTTATATGACATTGAAGAACAAGATGTGGAAGAAATCGGAGACGAGTTTTTTGATGATGTTGATGTACTTGACATTGTGGAAGATGAGCTTACTGAAGAAGAACTTGAACGACAAATGGAGTTTGATGATAAACTCTTGGAACTTGAAGAAGAAATGGAAATATTTGAGTTTGATACTGAAGAAGAAGCAAAAGAGTTTGTTGAAACAATACTTGAAGTACAGGAATACATTGAAGAAATAGAAGATATTTATATTGAAGAAATTACTATTGAAGATATACCTGAAGAAATAATAATTGTTATAGAAGAAGAAGAATTAGAAGATGAGTTGGACGAAGAAATATTTACAGATGACACCGAGTCAGAGACAGAAATTCAAGAAGAAGATGAAGTCATTGTCGAAGAAGTTGAATTAACAGAAGAAGAAATACAAGTAGAAGTTAAAGAAGTTGAAGAAAAGATTGAAGCTATACAAGAGACTGAAGTTGAAGAACTTGAAACAGAACAAGTTGTTGCAATCATTGAAGAAGTTAATGACGCAGGATTGGAAAATCTTGACGAAGTTAGCGAAGATGTACTTGAAGTTGTAGCTCAAGTTGTAGAACAATCAATAGAAAAAGCTGACGAACTTACAGAAGAACAACAGGAAGTCGTGGCAGAAGTTCTTGGATTTACAGAAACAGAAGATGTACAAGTTATTGCAGAAGCAGTAAAGACTGATGAAACAGTAGCAAAAGCAGTAGAAGAATATGTAGAGAGAGCAGTTGAGAACTCTGACATAGAAGATTACAACTTAGCAGATGTTACAACAGAAATTACTTTTGAGTCTTTAGCTCAGGGAGACTTTAGTGTTATTATTGATGTTGATTTAGACGCAATAAATTTAACAAATATTACTGATGATATGAGTTCTCAGCAAAAGGAAAAGGCACAGGAAGTCATAGTGCCAACAATTATGGTAAGAATTTTATCATTAGCAGTAAGGAGATTTAATTGATAAAAGAATTGTGGTCTTGGTTGATTGAAGCAGTAAAAGAAACTCTTAATCTTGCTTGGTTC